ATTCCGGACGACGCCGACTACCCGGCCGTGGACATGCAGACCGTCGGCGGGCCGCCGTTCGGCTGCCGCTCGGCGCGCGGCGCGGACATCACGGTGGACGTGCGGGTCTTCGACGACAAGGGCCGAAGCGGCAAGGCCGCGGAGGAGGCGGCCGTCGCCATCTGGGCGGCGCTCAACCGCGCCGACCTGCACGCGGCCATGGCCGCGGAGGGGTTCGAGGACTGGGGCTGCCGGGCCGCGTGGCCCGTGGGCATCGCGGACCCGGACGGGTACCCGGGCTACCTGGTCCAGGTCAGGGTCAGGGCGCTGAAGAGCGAGTGAAAGGGGGGAAGCGCGTGAAGAGCTAGGCAAAAACAACGGCTGAGGACAAGAGAGGCACAGGACAGAAGGGGGAAAAGAGATGCCTGCACCTGGAAAGGTAGGGTACACCTGCGTGCTGACGCTCGCGACCGAGACCGTCGGACGCGCGCAGGACGTGGACGGGCCGAACGCCACGAAGGACGAGGTCGAGGTCACTACGCGCGACAGCGACGGATGGAAGGAGTTCAAGGGTGGCCTCAAGGAGTACGACGTCAGCGTCGACCACCTGTGGGTGCCCAGCAACGCGGCGCTCCAGGCCATCCGCACGGCGTTCCTCGACGACTCCGAGCTGGCCGCCACGTTCCTCGACGAGGACGGCAACGGCTTCAGCGGAACCGTCATTGTGACCGGCATGAACATGGGCCAGGCCCTCGCCGACGCGGTGGCGTTCCCCGTGACCCTGAAGGGCACCGGGCCGCTCGTCGTGGTCGGCGTCGGCAGCTAGTCGGCCTTGAGGAAGACGGAGGGCTGACTCATGGCTGACGACAAGGCTGACACCAAGGAGGCGCTGACGCAGTTCACGGACTGCGAGGGAAGGCTGTACCTCCCGCGCGTGACCGCCAGGGTCGTGTACGAGTTCGAGAAGCTCGCCGGGTTCGGCGTCTTCGAGGCCGTGTACGACCTGCTGGCGCGGCACGCGGAGCAGAAGGCAAAGGATGGGAGGGGCGCGTCCGAGGACGAGCTGCGGCAAGACGTGTTCTCTATGGCCAAGAAGATGATGGGGACATTCTCCAACATCGTCTTCCTGCTGTACGAGGGCTGCCGCCCGTCCAAGGACCGCCCCGCCCAGGTCCTGGTGCCAAAAGAGAAGGACGGCGCCACGGTGCACGAGAAGGAGAACGTCTCATTCGAGGAGTTCTGCAACGCCATAACCAAGGCCGAGGTGGGCGCGGCGGTGACGGTGGCCATCTACTCGCTGTTCGACTTCTTCCCGCAGATGGAAGGCGCCGGCGAGGGGGACGGCGAGCCCGGCCCTTTCGAGCGATTGCTTGGCGGGATGTTTTCGAATACGCCGCCATCGCAGGAGTAGAACCGTGGGAGTACACGCTGCGGGAGCTGGTGTGGATGGCCGAGGCCGTCACGATGGCTGCATGGGACCGCACCGCGTGGCTGTGCCTGCACATCCCGAACTTCTCCAAGAAGCGCAGGCGGCTGTCGGACGTGCATCCGCTGCGCGGCGCGAAGCGGCAGGTCAACCTGGGCAAGCTACTCAGGCAGATGGACGAGTTCAGCAAGCACCTGCCGGAGCACATGACCGAGGCCGAAATTGACGCGGCCTGGGACAAGTGGAAGGACTCCGACGAGGCCAAGGCCTTGAAGGCTAGGGGGAAATAGAGATGCCTGAGGGCGCCAGCAACATCAAGGCCGGCGGCGCGTACGTCGAGATAGGCGGGCGCGACCGCGCGCTCGGCAACGTGCTCAAGGGCGCGCGCGCCAAGATGGAGGCGTTCGCCAGCCACTCCGAGAAGCTGGGCCGCAAGCTGGTCAAGATAGGCGCCTTCATGGCCGCGCCCCTGCTGCTCGGCGTCCGGCAGCACGCGCAGTTCCAGGACCTCATGCAGGACGTGGCCACCATGCTCACCGGAAAGGACATCGAGTTCCTGCCTCTGTTCGGGGCGAAGGTGCGGGAGTTCTCGAGGCGCTTCGCGAAGGCGCCGAAGGACATAGCCGCGGCGCTCAAGGACATCCTGTCGGCGCAGGTCCCGGTGCAGCACGCGCTGGGCGTCCTCGAGGCCGGGCTGAAGGCGTCGGTGGCCGGCTCCGCCACGGTCAAGGAGACCACCAAGACCATCATCACGCTCATGAAAACGTACGGCGAGAGCGTGCGCGACGCGGGCGACGCCAGCGACTTCCTGTTCGCCGTGTTCGAGAAGGGGCGCGCCGAGATTCCGGAGATTGCCAGGGGCATCGGCATCCTGTCGGCCGACGCCGCGCAAGCCGGAATAGAGATGGAGGAGCTGGGCGCGGCGTTCGCCACCATCACGCGCGCGGGCGTGCCCGTGGAGCAGGCCGTGACCGCGCTGGCCGCGGTCATCCGCACGTTCCGCAAGCCGCAGGGCGACGCCATCAAGCTGTCCAAGAAGTTCGGGGCCGAGCTGAGCACCAACACGCTCAGGACGCTGGGCCTGGCCGGCGCCATGGAGAAGTTTAAGACCGCGACCGACGAGCAGCTGACCACGCTGTTCACCGAGACGCGGGCCATCAGGGGGCTGTCCGCGCTGCTGGCCGACCTGCCCGGGCTGCACGCCGACATCGAGGCCATGACCAGGCGCAGCGGCAAGACGCAAGAGGCCTTCGACAAGCAGGTCAAGAGCATCGGCTTCACGCTGCGGCGCATCAAGTTCGGGTTCATGGACGTGTTCGTCAGCGTCGGCAAGGCCCTGGAGCCGCTGACCAGGAGGGTCGCGGCCTGGATACTGAAGGCCATCGGCGACATACGGGCCTGGGTCGAGGCCAACAAGGCCGTCATCATGTCCTACGTCAAGATGACCGCCACCGTCCTGGCGCTCGGCGCCGCGCTGCTGGCCGTCGCCACGGCGGCCAAGCTCTTCCTGTTCATCCTGTCGCCGGCCGGCGCGCTGGGGCTGACCATCGCCGCGGTGCTGCTGCTCCTCGAGGCGTTCGGCAAGGTGGACACCGGCTTCCAGGACATAATCCAGAACATGCGCATCGGCGGGTTCAAGCTCAAGACCTGGCTGGGCGCCGTGTGGCTGGACATCTTCAAGTCCTGGGAGCTGGTCAAGATGGGCATCTTCAAGGGCTGGGAGTGGCTGAAGATGGCCGTGCGGCAGGTGGGCCGTGGCATCCTGCGCGGGATGATGTGGCTCGGCGCCAACATGGAGAAGGGGATGTGGGTGGCGGTGGAGGGCATGGCCAAGGCGTTCAACTGGCTGGCCGACAAGATTGCGGAGGGCATGGGTTGGGCGCTGGACAAGGTAATCTTCGCGGTCAACTCCCTGATAGGCGCGACCAATCGCGCCCTCGGCACCGAGATAGAGGAGATAGCGTTCAAGCTCGACACCGACGAGATGAAGAAGAACAACAAGGCCGTATACGACCAGCTGGGCGACTTCGCCAGGAGGATGCAGGACGAGGTCGACGCTGACCTGAAGCGCGAGCTGGCCAAGTCCAGGGGGGCGCGCGACGCGGACAAGAAGAGATACGAGCAGCGCGTGGCCGTGGCGCAGGCCGCGTCAGACGCAATCGCGAAGCTGTTGCAAGGCGAGATAGACGCGCTGTTCGCGAAGGACAAGAAGGAGCAGGCGGCTGACGACGCGAAGAACAAGGCGAGGGAGGACGCCCTCGACAAGCTCAGGGCGCGCCTCGCCGCATTGAAGACATCGCTGAAGGGCCTGGCCGTCGACATCCCGGCCATCAAGGTGGGCGCGCTGGACGTCGATGGCGCCGGCGCGGTGACCGGCACGTTCTCCGGGCAGGCGCTGGCCAGGGGCATGGGCGGTGGGCGCACCGACGTCATCCTGGAAAAAAGCCTCAAGGAGCAGAGGGCGCAGAGTGACCTGCTGGAGGCGGTGGTGGCCGGCGTGTCCAGGCTGGCCGTCGGCGCCGTGTACGCGGCGGGCGGATAGGAGGGCACGCAGTGCCAGTCACTACGGCGACGTTCATAAAGCGCGTCTACTCGCAGAGCGCGGGGCAGCGCGAGATGGCGGAGGAGTACCACGTCTTCGGCACCAAGGACCCGTACGACGCCAGGCATGCGGCCGGCATCCCCGCCTATAACCAGCGGTACGCGTCCGAGGGCGGGACGACAACCAACATGCGCGCCCGCACGTACGACGTCGAGACCTTGTACAACGGCCCAGGCGACGCCGCGTTCTGCAGGGTGACCGTCAGGTACACCACGCCGCCGGACGAGGAGGACGAGACGGGCGAGAGCACCGGCCGGTTCCTCTCCGGCTGGGAGCTGGACCTGTCGACGGGCCAGGAGCACATCACGCACGTCAAGAAGGCGGACAGGCAGCGCAACTTCCCGGACACGGCCGACGTCGGCACGGCCATCGGCCTCAACGGCGACGACATCGAGGGCGTGGACATAGAGGTTCCCAAGGCCGTGTTCAACCGGACCAAGTGGCTGCCCCTGACCACGGTCATCACGCCGGCGTGGATACAGGGCGTCTATACGCGCGCGGGCAAGACCAACGACGCGGACTTCCTGGGCTGGCGGCCCGGCGACCTGCTGTTCCTCGGGGCGTTCCTGCGCTACACAGAGGACCCGGAGAACAGTAACCAGCAGGTCGAGGTGGAGTACCGGTTCCTCGGCGAGCCCACGCAGGAGAACCTCGAGTTCGACCTGTCCACTGGCGCGACCGCCACGGTCGACAAGAAGGAGGGCTGGGAGTACCTGTGGTTCCGCCACGCCAAGAAGATAGAGGACGCGGCGGGCGGGCGCATCAAGAAGAGCAACATCCTCAGCGTGCACGTGGCGCAGGTCTACGACAAGACCGACTTCGGCGCGCTCGACATAGAGTAGGGGCTCCGCGATGCCCGTCAATCCCAAGTACAGGAAAGCCGGCGACCCTGTCTTCGCCGTAGACCAGCAGGTCTCGGCCACTCTCCTCAAGGGCCTGCTGCGATCAAAGGGCCTGCGCAACGTGCGGCTGTCCGTACGGAACGGGCAGATAACCGTGAGCACGTCGGGCAGGGACGGCATCGCCCTGACCGGCGTCCTGACCGAGGTGCAGAACAATGGGGAGAGCGCCAGCGACACGCTGGAGCCGTACGACGTCGCGGCGGTCATCCCGCAGACCTTCGAGGAGGTGGACGAGTTCCTGTCCATGCCCGCGCTGCGCGTGCGCGTGCCCGAGGCCGGCGACCTGGGCGAGCTGGTCGTGTGCGTGGAGGCCATAGCCGAGGAGGCGGCCGGCCCGGCGCTCTATGCCGGCGCCGTCACGCCGGTGCGCCTTGTGCGCGACTACGACTTCCCCTGGCCGCGCGCCGACATCGTCCCGGGCGAGCGCTACCTGCGCGCCGGGCTGCAGGGCCCGGCCAGGCTGGTCTGGGAGGAGGACGCCCCCGACGGCTCGGTCGCGCACTGGGCCGTCGTCGAGCTGGAGCGCAGGGACCGCGCGCACCTCTTCGAGTTCAAGAACATCGGCGCGTCGACCATACCGCAGTACGCCCCCATGACGCCTGCCAACACCTCCGGCTACGTCGAGGACGGCGACCCGGTCGTCAAGCGCCTGGCCCTGGACCTGCCCGACGCCGACGACGCGCAGCCCGTGCTGATGAACTACGGCGCGGCCGTGGCCGCCGGCGGGTACGGGCTGGCCCTAGTCGCGCAGGGCGCGTTCAGGGCCAGGGTTGCGTCGGGCGCGGAGGCCGGCGACGACGTGGGCGCGAAAAGCGGGACCGACTACCTTGAGGTGGACCAGACCGGCTTCAAGGTGACCGCCGTGCTCGGCTCGCAGTCCGGGTACGACGAGGCCGTCGTGGCGCAGACCGGCGGCGGCGGGGCGGACCTGCCACGCTGGCAGGCGACGCCGTAGGAGGCGGATTGTGGCGGACGTGAAGCACAGCACCCTGACCACCACGGACCTGCACGCCCCGAAGGCGCACGCCTCCAGCCACGAGGCGGGCGGAAGCGACGTGGTCGCGGCCGGCAAGGTCAAGGAGGCCGCCGGGCCAACCGAGCTGACGCTTGGCGCCATAGCCGACGGGGAGTTCCTCAAGCGCATCGGCGCCACTGTCGTCGGGTCCAGCGCCGGCATCGTCACCTACGCGGACGTGGCTGCCGCGGAGGCCGCGAGCGGGTCCGACAACGACCTCTGCTACGTGGTGGCGACCGACACGCTGTACCGCTACGAGGCCGACGGCGTGGCCTACACGGACGACAACGAGTACGTCCTGAGCACGGGCGACGGGGGGAACACGCGCTGGCTGGCCAAGGCCGGGCGCTTCGTGGTGGACCAGCTGAACATCGACGGCCGGCTGACCGTCGAGGACGACGCGGCCATCCCGCCCCTGAACATCACCGAGCGGGCCGCCGAGCCCACCACGCCAGCCGCGGGGGACATCTACCTGGACAACGGCACCAACACGGGCAGCGGCAACCCGGGCTGGCGGCGGTGCGTGAGCACCGGGCCGAACGTCTGGGAGGACATAACGGCGGCGGCCGGGGGCGGGGGCGGCTACGTCCCGCGCAACGCGGACGGCGCGGCCTGGGACTTTCAGGTGGGGGACCTCACCACCGACGGCTCCTGGCGGGACCTGGACCTGTCCGGCATCCTCCCGGCCAACGCCATAGCCGCGCAGCTCAGGCTGCGCGTCGAGGACGGCGTGGTCGGGAACGTCTTCAACCTCCGCCGGAACGGCAACGCCAACGCCCTTGAAGCGACGGCCACCTTCATCCAGGTGGCGAACCAGGACTTCGAGCAGGCGCTTATAATCCCGTGCGACGCCAACCAGGTCATCGAGTACTGGGCGACGAACACGGTCTGGACGGTCATCAACATCCACGTCCTGGGCTGGTGGCTCTAGCGATGACGCGCGAGACGCAGCCGGTAGTCGACGAACTCCTCAACCCCGTCACCGACGACGAGGGCAACCCGGTCCGCGCCGGCGAGTGGGAGTACGTCGACTTCCCGCTGCGCGGCGGCGACTGGTGGAACACGCCGAACCCGGACCCGCCCACGGACGGCAACGCCGAGCCCGACTACCTGCTCGCGGCGCAGGCCAACGAACTGCGCGAGGCGCTGCGGCGCAGGATGGTCACGCACGGCGTGGCCCTCACCGACCTCCCGGCCGAGGTAGCCATCGGCAACAGGCCGGACTACCACTGGGTCGAGGACATGCGGACGGCCATAGAGGGCTGCGTGACCAGCGGGAAGTTCTATGGCTGGAACTACGGCCCGGAGGCGTGGGCAGGCGTGGCGGCCTTCCTGACCGCGGTGCACGCCCTGACCGGTGCCTCCTCGTCGCTGAACCAGGCCGCCGACGAGTGGGGCCTGATTGACGACGACGCCGACCCGGCGAACTTCGTCTACGGGCAGAAGCAGGGGGCGGGGCACGAGCAGCTTGACCGCATCTGGAGCATAAGGATAGCCAACTTTGCGGCCGCCACCGACGCGACCGGCTGGGCCTACTTCAAGTTGGTGGACAGCCGCCCCGGTGGAAAGTGGCGGTGGGAGCAGTACAACGACGCCGCGCGTCTTGTCCTCAAGGCGTTCTCCACGGACTTTGAGGAGGCCTTCTCCGGCGTGGTCGCGTTCGGCACCGGGTCGATAGAGACTGTGCGCCCCACGGGCGGCTACGCCACGACTAGCAGCGTGAAGGCCCAGCTCCCGGACAAGCGGGTCATGTGGGCCGCGCACCTGAACGAACTCTACTACGCCATCGAGGTGCTAAACTTCGTCAAGGTGACGCAGACTCCGTCCTACGTCACCGGCACGGTGCAAGGCGAGGGTGGCAGCGCCGGCACCGCGACAGAGGCCAACATCCCACTTGCGTACGCCAACGGATGGGCCGACTTCTACCCGCGCCCGGCCAGCGTGCTTCTCGGGAACGGCGTGGCCGCGTTCAGCAGCCTCTACGCCGACGGGGGGAACTTCACCTACGAGGTCAGCGAGGAGCGCTGCACGGACACATACTTTCTGCACCCTGGTGGCTACCCGTATCCGGCGGCCAGGGTGTTGCTGCCCATCTTCCACAGTTCCGACGACCCGACAATGGGCAGCCCACTGAGCTGGTCGGCGACGGCCTGGCGCAACGCCGAGGGGGCGGACGACCCGAAGGTATACGGCACGGGCACGACGGTCGGTGACAGCAAGACGTTCAGCGGTTGGCTGGGGCACTGGGCCGACGCCGACACCGGTGACAAGCTGCACTGCAGTCACAGGTTTTCCGGCATAGAGGTCAACGAGTTCGGCGACAATTTCCAGGTCCACAACTACCAGCGCGTGGGCGGAATGACCGACATTCCATACGTGTTCCAGACCTTCATGTACGGCGGCTACCGCAACCTCGAATGGGAACCGGAAGCCTCTAACGACGTAAACCTGACATAGGAGGGGAAGACAATGGCGCATCCTTGGACACACATATTCTCCGACCTAGGCAAGATGGTCAAGTCGGCCTGGCTGCTGCGCGACGTCGACGACGACCTTGACAACATGAAGACCGAGGTCGAAGGGCAGCTGGACGACGATGCCGATGACGTCGCGTTCGCCGCCCTGTTCATTACGTCGCTGGGCACGGCGCAGTCCTCGGCCCAGTCATCCGTGTCCTCGCTGACCTCGCGGGTGCGGGCCTATATCCTGGGCCTGCTTCAGGACAAGCTCAACTGCGCGTACACTGACTGGGCGAAGGTGATGGACCTCATGTCTGCGGAGATGACGGCTGAGATTGAGACCGTCAAGGGCTGCCTGGTCGGGCTGGTGCCCGACTTCTCCGAGGCCGGCGACGACAACAACCAGCTTTCGCGCTACGACCTGATACGCGGGCTGTCCAACTCCGTCGTCGACGCCAGCCTCAAGCTGTACGTCTCCATCAAGGACGACGGGCACGGCAACCTTACGGTCAGGCTGTACAAGGGCGCGGCGCGGGACTCCGCGGTGCTGGTCGCGTACACCGCCGCGTACAACACCATCGGCCTCAAGACCCTGACCGAGGCCAACGGCTCCGGCGTGTTCGGCCAAATAAACGTGGACGCGGTGGTCGGCGCCGACGCCGACATAGTGGTGACGTTCTCGTTCCTGGGCACGCGCACGGGCGGCGGCACGCTGGACACCTGGTACGCCACGCAGATGGCCGTCGACGACGACATCCGCATCGAATGCACCAACGCGGCCATCGCCGGCACCGAGCGCTGGTCGGTCAACAGCCGCGTGCGCGGCAGGCTGCCGGGCAACGCGACGACCGGCGCGGAGTGGCCGGCCGCGGGCGACGACGACAGCGGCGGCCTGGTCTTCCAGATAGCCGCGGGCGGCGCCGACTTCGCGGTCGGGGACACGTTCCTGGTGGAGATGCGGGGCGACGACAACGGGCGCTTCCAGGCGTACCTGCGGGACAGCCTGTCAAAGGTGCTGCCGTTCAAGCTGGATGGCACCGAGACGGTCGACGACGCGCTGACGCAGTAGCACCAGGCACGCGCCGGGGCGGCGCGACCGCCCTCTGGGTGAAGCCCTCCAGCCCAGGGGAGCGGACCCGCGCCGCCCTACCCTTACCGTATACGAAAAAGTGGTCATGACCAACTATTAAGTGTAATGTATTACATTGTAAGGGTTTGCAGCGCGCACGGGTATGCGTGGCCAGAATATTATTTTCTCCCTGTTTTCCATGCGACTTTTCCCAATTTTCGGGGTATAATATAGATAGGCACAGGGGGCAATTGGAGGAGGGCAGCGGATGGCCAAGACCAAGGGCAAGCGGTACAAGGCGGAGTGGCCACCCAACCGCGTCTACAAGGTGCGCATGACCGACCCCGCCACCGGCGCGGTCATCGACCGCGCGCCGGCCGTGGTGGCGCAGTCCGCGGAGGGCGCCATCATCAAGGCGCTGGTCGTCCCCGTCGAGGTCGGGCCAGACGCGTCCATGGGCGAGGCCGCGCGCTTCTGCGCCAAGGGCGTTATGCCCACCCCGCTGGGGCGCTTCCCCGTCTTCGCGGAGCCGCGCAACCCGACGCTGGCGGAGCTGCTGGGGAAGTAGATGGCCAAGCGCAAGCGCAGGAAGGTCAAGGCCAGAGCGGCAGCGCAGGAGACGGCCGCGCCTCGCGCCATAGAGGTGGAGGACGTCGTCGCCGACAGCGTGGGCCCGAAGCTGGCCGCGGCCATGCGGGCCGTCGGGCCGGAGCCCAAGAAGCCGTTCGAGTACCCGGCCGACCACAAGGAGCGCAGGCAGCTATGGCGCTTCTCTAACAGCGTGTGGTACCTCAACAACACGGGCAGGCTGGTGCAGCTCCGCGCGTACGTGTGCAGGACGCACCTGTCGGTGTTCGGCGACCGCGCGCCCAGCGGCGCGGACGTGGACCTGCTGGTCATGAAGGTGACGTTCGAGCTGGAGCGGCTGGCCAACGAGAAGACGGGCAAGGAGCCGCGGGACCCGGCCTCCTGGCGCGCCAACTACGAGGCGGCCATGGCCCTGGACCCCGCGCGCTTTGTGGGGCAGTTCGGCGAGGTCGTCAGGCTGGTCCTGACGACGAGCAGCGACGAGCGGTCGAAGCGTTCGGCCGCGCTGAAGGAAAAATTCGGAGGCACGTCAGACGGGAAAGAGGAGGGCACAGACATGGGGAAAAAGAAGACGGGCAAGAAGGTCTCCATCGCGTCGGTCGTCAAGGGCATCCTGGGCGCCGCCAAGGTCCCGGCGGACGCGGCCATCGTCACGGCCGTGAAGAAGCGCTTCCCGAAGAGCGCGTTCAAGCAGTCGCATCTGGCCTGGTACAAGAGCAAGTTCCGTCAGGGCGCGCTCAGCGGGATGAACGGCAAGACGCACGTCATCAAGCAGGCCGACAAGCCCAAGGCTAAGAAGGCGCCCAAGGCCAAGGCCAAGAAGAAAGCCAAGGCGAAGGCCAAGAAGAAGGTCAAGGCCCGCGCCTAGCGCGGAACGCGACGGAGGGGGAAGGGCCCGCCGGCAACGGCGGGCCTTCTTTTTCCGCGGAGGTGTCTCATGGCGGCGACGATTCTGGTGGACACACGGGAGCAGAAGCCCCTCAGGTTCAGGAGCCCGACCAAGCGGGCCACCTTGAAGGAAGGCGACTACTCCATTACTGGGTGTTCCGGCAAGGGCGGCATCGTGGTGGAGCGCAAGTCCTTGAACGACCTCTATGGAACCATGTTGAAGAGCCGGGCGCGCTTCAGGCGCGAGCTGCGGCGCATGGCCATCGGTGGCTACGGGTTCACGGTGGTGGTGGTCGAGTCCTCGTTCCTCAAGGTGCGCCGTGGGCACAGGCTGACCACGGCCAACGGCGAGCTGGTCGCGCGGATGTTCCTGGCCGACTGCATGGAGCACGGCGTGGCGGCCGTGTTCTGCTCCGGGCGCGTGGAGGCCGCGGTTTTGGTGGAGTCGATGCTGTTGGCCTACCGCGACGGCAAGGTGTCCCAGCGGTTCGCTGACGCTAGGACGCGCGGTGTAGTAGGTGGGGAGGGGGGTACGAAGGCGGCTAAAGCGCGTACGCACGCACGCGTGAGGGCGCGCAGGTAGGTGCGCGTGCGCGCGCATAGTAAGTCACATTCCCCCTCACTACCTACTACACCTGACCTTTACTATGACATAACGGCTTCTACCCGAAAATAATTTATTGGGTCGCGTCACGGCCTTTGGCAGCTATAATGTATGCGTGAACGAGTGACAGGCTGATTGAGAAGGAGGGCCACGAAATGAGGAGGGAGACATGAGCGCCAACGGCAAGGGCGGAGGGGGCGGCGCCAACAACGCCTGCCCCGGCGAGCCCGAGAGCATCTCGGTCTACGTCTCGGACCCAGAGGTTCTCACCGGGCTCAAGACGCTGGCGGCCAAGACCAAGCGGTCGCGCAGCCAGGTCATCACGCTGCTCCTGGAGAAGTACCTGCCCGGGGTCATCAAGGACCCGGCCCTTCTTCTGGGGCAGTCCTGATGGGCAGGCGGAGGGCGAAGGCGAAGGCGGGGAAGCCGAAGGCGGGCGGCGGCGCGGACAAGCCGGCCACCTCGCTGCTCGGCGACAGGGAGGCGCGCGACCAGTTCACGGAGGCCGGGCTGGTCATGACCAACTCCATGAGGCGGCAGTTCACGGGCTGCCGCCGCCGCTGCTACTGGCAGTACGTGCAGCGGCTGACGCCGCGGGCCGTGTTCGTCCCGTACCTGACAGGCGGCCTGTTCCACGCCGAGCTGGGTGCGGCCTACCTTGGGACCAGTGGCATGTGCGACCCGGACGTGGACAAGCCCAAGCCGTTCACGTTCGACGCCCAGCTGGCCGCGGCGCGCGTGACCGCGGTGGTGGAGGCGGCGCTCAAGGACAGCGTTGGCCTGACGCCGGAGGACGTGGACAAGGTCTGGATGCAACAGGCCGTCGTGTGCGGCATGGTGGCCGGCCACGCCAAGCGCTACCTCAAGCAGGACAGGGCCGCGTGGAAGGTGCTGGGCGTCGAGGTCAAGGACACGGTGCTGCCCATCCGGGGAACTGGCTGGTCGCTGGCCGGCGCACTCGACCTGCTGGTCGAGGAGAAGGGCAAGCCGCTTATCGTGGAGCACAAGACCACGGCCGACATCTCGGCCAGCTACGTGGCGCGCATCCCGCTGGACTGGCAGATACTGGGGTACGCGTGGCTGGCGGCGGCGAAGCTGGGCAGGCCGGTCAACTGGGTCGTGTACAACATGGTCAAGAAGCCAACCATCAGGCAGCGCAAGGGCGAGACCATGGAGGGGTTCCTCGAGCGCCTCGAGGACGTCTACGCCACCGAGCCGCACAAGTATTTCCACAGGGAGCGCGTCAAGGTGACCGCGCCGATGGTCAAGGCGTTCCTGGCGGAGCTCGCGCAGTTCGTGGGCGAGTTCGACCGCTGCCTCGAGACCGGCTTCTGGTACCAGAACGCGTACGCGTGCGACCTGCGCGGCGCGTGCCCTTACATGAGGCTGTGCCTCGAGGGGCCGAACAAGGCCAACCTGCTGCACTACACGCGGCGCGCGGCCAAACACGCGGAGCTTGAGGACTAGGGAAAGGAGGTGATGCAGTTGGCAAAGGCAAACCCAGAGGACATCGTTCTGCCGGACGCTCCCTCGCAGGAGGGTGCGGGGCTCCTGGAGCTGATATGGCTGCTGTACGGATACCCTGGCATAGGGAAAACGACGTTCGCCGCGACCATGGGGCGGGCGCTCCTGCTTTACACCGACCCGGGTTCCAAGTTCGTCAAGTGCTACAAGCGGCCGGTCATCTCGTGGGTGCAGTTCAAGAGCTACGTGGCGTTGCTCCATAAGAAGCGCGACCCGCGCTTCGACGTCATCGTGGTGGATACCATCGACCTGCTGTTCCGCATGGCGCGCAAGTACGTCTGCAAGAAGCGCGGCATCGAGCACCAGAGCGACGAGCAGTGGGGCAAGGGCTGGGACCTCGTGCACGACGAGTTCGAGGCGACCATGACCCGGCTGACCATGCTGGGGTACGGCGTGTGCTTCGTCAGCCACGCCAAGTCCGTGGAACTGCGCGGCCGCGTGACCAAGACCAGCAAGATAGTCCCGTCGCTGCCGAACCAGGGCGCTAAGATAATTACCAAGCTGTGCGACGTCATCGGCTTCATGGGCTACGCCACGGAGGCGGCCGACGTCGACGAGGCACCGAGGGAGCTCTTCTTCAGGCCGTCTGAGACCCTCGAGGCCAAGGACCGCGTGGGCGCGCTGCCGGCGCGCGTGCCCGTCGGCAGGGACGACGGCTTCGCCGCGGTGGCCGAGTACCTCAGGGCCGATGCCCTGATAAGGGACGACTCAAGGGTGCCGAAGGCGCGGGGCGCCCGCCGCAAGGCGGCAGCGCGGCCGGCACAGAAG